TGTGAACAAGTTGCACAAGACGATCTCCTTGACAACAAACAGGAAGAGGAGTATAGTTATGAGGAAAAACCCAAGAAGTCCTTTGATGGATTTAAATTCTGATGAAACTACGAAAGAACGAACCTGTAATAGTGAAATCGGAAATGCCACACTATTATGAACTTAAATTCAATAATCACCCTAATGGACTTGAGAAAGTTCATTGTGGCACAATGAAAGATGTAGAACGTATGTTGGAGATATATCCAGATGCAATATACTCCAAGATTCTTCTACCCCATCCACCACAAACTGTAGAAGTGCATGCAAAATCTATTGAAGAACCTGTTGCACTTCCTACACTTAAAATTGAGGGTCAGGAGATCCCTATGCAACAAAATCTTCCTCAATCTGAACTTAAAGAACTTGAACTATGACTATTGATCCACAAAAATATATTGACTTTGTTCGTCAAACCACGAGTCAAGAAAGTCTTGATTGGCCAACCCTATCTTCACGTCTGACTCATCTTGAGATGCATGATGAAGCAAATGTTACTCAACTCCTGACTGCTGCTTTGGGTGTCAGTGCAGAGGCTGGAGAATTTACTGAGGTTGTAAAGAAGATCTTCCTTCAAGGTAAACCATATACTGAAGAGAATGCGTTTCATATGAAACGTGAACTGGGTGACATCATGTGGTATCTTGCTCAAGCATGTATGGCACTTGACATTTCATTCGATGAAATTCTTGAGATGAATGTTGAGAAACTGTCGGCACGATATCCTGAGGGTACCTTTGATGTTCACTATTCTGAAAACCGTAAGGAGGGAGACCTTTGATTAAACTTGAATTAGACGTAAGACAAGCAGCATCTATTCGTCAGGTGCTATATAAAGAACAGAGTATTTACACATACGATCCCAAATGTGTTCCTCCACGTATCGTTGACATTCGTGAAGTCATTGGTACACTGGATACACAGATTGAATCTGAGCTTGAAGAGGCTGCAAAAGAGATTCAAAAACTTGAAGAAGAAGCTGCACCAGACTACGGAGTTGGCAAATGACATACGACTTTTCTTTCGCACATTCTCCAGAAGGTTTCGATAATCATATCGACAAATCTATTCGGGGTTACTCAAACCTTCTGGATGATACTGTATCGTTCTCTCGATACTTCGTGGAAGACAATACAAAAGTCGTAGATGTTGGATGTTCCACAGGTAAACTCACCAAGATGATCATGGGAAATAATCCCAATCGTCAAGAAGCTCAATATGTTGGTGTCGAACTGGCTGGTAGTTTCTTTGGTAATCTTGATAAGAGAGAGAAGGAAATCAAAAAAGAATACCCATGGGCATCTCTAGAATGGGTTAAGGGTGATGTCACCAATTACGAGTTCGACAACTGTTCTCTTGTGACCTCACTGTTCACTCTTCAGTTCATGCCTAAACCCACTCGTCAAGATACTATCAACCATATCTACGAGGGTCTGAATGAAGGTGGTGCATTTATCTTTGCAGAGAAGTTGATGTGTGAGAATGCGTTCTTCCAAGAACTGTTGACATTCAATCACTATGATTACAAACGTAAATCCTTTACTCCAGAAGAGATCATGGATAAGGAGAAAGAACTTCGTGATATGTTGAAACCAAATACTTGGGAAGAACTCAAGTCTATGATATGGTGTGCTGGTTTCAAAGATTGTCAGATCTTTTGGAGAAACCATCAGTTTGTTGGAGTTATCGCAATTAAGTAATGTGTGGAATCGTTGGAGGATTTGACCTCCCACAAATCGAAAAGGGTCTCGATGCCATTGCTCATCGTGGACCAGACAATCAAGGAATCATTCAAACGGATAATGTCTATTTTGGGCATGTCCGTTTGTCTATTATTGATACAAGTAGTGATTCCAATCAACCATTTGTCTATGGTAGAACTACCATGATCTTTAATGGTACGATCTGGAATTACAAGGAACTGAGAAAAAAACTCAATATCAAAACTAAAACTTCGGGTGACACTGAGGTTCTTTGTGCTATCTTGGATAAGTATGGTATCAAGGGTCTACGGATGGTTGAGGGAATGTTTGCCATTGCATTCACTCAGGGTGACGGTTCAATTACCATAGTCAGAGATAGACATGGAGAAGTACCACTTCATTATTCTTTGACGAGTGGTCTGTTTCCATCTTTTAGTTTCTGTTCAGAGATTAAAGGTCTTCTCGCACTCGGTGAGAATGGACAGACCATTCGGATGTTGGAACCTGGTGGTTTTATCACGGTTACATCAGATCATAGGATTACCGAAGGACTGTGGTATAACATTTATGAACGGATCACTGATACATCTTCATGGAATCAAATTGAATCACAGATGTGTATCGGAGACAATATTGAACAAGGTTCATACGAGAGAACTGTGTCTGATGTGCCCGTAGCTTGTCTCCTGTCTGGAGGTATTGACTCTGCCATCACCACACTCATCGCATCACAACACATTCCTAACCTGATTACATACACCGCAGTACATGATGAGAACTCGAAGGATTTAAGGTCTGCCAGAGAAGTTGCTAAATATTTGGGAGTCGAACTGAGAGAGGTTAAAGTTTCTCCTCCATCAGTCGATGACATCAATGATGTAATCAATACTATTGAGATGCCTTATAAGGCACAAGTTGAAATCGGGTATCCGTGTGTTCAACTTGCCAGAAGAATTCATGAAGATGGATTCAAGGTAATTATGTCAGGTGAAGGGAGTGATGAACTCTGGGCATCCTATGGTATGAGTTATCATGGTATCAAAGATAAAGGTTGGACTAACTATCGAATTGAATTATTCGGATCACAACATCGGAAAAACTTTGCAAGATGTAATAAGATCTTCATGAAGTATGGAATCGAATGTCGTCTCCCTTTCCTTAATACACAATTGGTTGAAAACGCACTTGGTCTGAGTCAAGATAAAGTGTGGGATGGTAAGTCAAGACCCAAAGCAATCCTCCAAGAAGCTTTTAGAGGAGAACTTCCTGACAATATTATTGATAGAAAGAAGGTTGCTTTTCAAGATGGTATGGGTATTAAGTCTTTGTACGAAGATGTTGTCGAAAATCCAAAAACATATTACACTACACAGTATAAGAATAAGTTCACATGAAATTACCATATAACTTGCAGGACGTATACGACGGTGAGGCTAAATCAAAGTTCACCGTGATTTCAACCTTTGCTGGTGGAGGTGGTTCATCCACAGGTTATCGTCTTGCGGGTGGTAAGATTCTTTGCATCAATGAATTTGTAGAAGAGGCAAGAAAGACATATACATCTAACTATCCGTCAACACCGATTGTTCCCGACGACATTAAACAGTTGACTGGTGGTGACTTTCTTAAGATTACAGGACTTAAACCCAGAGAACTTGACATTCTTGATGGATCACCACCATGTTCTGCATTCTCGGTGGCAGGATCAATGTGTCGTGGTGAAGGTTCTAAACACTCTGATGGTTGGGGTAAGACAAAAAACTATTCAGATGGTAAGAAAGTTGAGAACATTGAAGACCTGTTCTTTGAATTTATCCGTGTAGCCAAAGGTATTCAACCAAAAGTTATCGTTGCTGAGAATGTCAAGGGATTGACAATTGGCGAGGCAAAGACTTATTATGCTAAGATCACCAATGCCTTTGAGGATATTGGTTATCTCGTCACATCAAAAGTGATGAAGTCATCTCACTACGGTGTAGGTCAGGCAAGAGAACGACTCATCTTTATTGCGGTTCGTCAAGACATCGCAGATAAGATTGGTTTGAATGTACTCACAGTATCTTCACTCTTCCCTCCTACATCATCTAAAGACACAACCATCGGTGACATTATTGATGGTGTTAAAAACGACCCCGAGAACATTCAGTCTTTGACCGAACATATGTTGAAGAGTGGTGTCTATCAAAGTGTCGTAAAGAAAATGCCAAAGAATCCTAAGAAGATTCTATCTGGCATGGACTATCACGAGAAAGGACACTGTTTCAATACGAAGAGAGCATCATTTTATAAACCCTCTCCGACCTTGACAGCAAGTGGTGGTCTGATACACTGGAAAGAAGACAGGGTTCTCTCTGTTCCAGAACTTAAGCGCATCCAATCCCTCCCTGACGATTTCATTCTTACTGGCTCTCACTCACAACAAACTGAAAGAGTTGGTAGAATGGTACCTCCCCTCATGATGAAGGCAATCGCCGAAAACATTTACAAAGAAGTATTATCTCAATTATGAAACTACTTACTCTCGAAGATTATCAAAAGGCTGGTGAAACATTCTGGCCAAAGTATTGGTATGTTGCCAAAGAACTTGGTGAAGATGCCAAGGCAGAAGACATCCTTAAAGTCATGGAAACTCTTGGTGGAGTGGCACTCAAGGTTGCGCTTGAGGAAAAACTGACAGGACCATTTGGTTTCAATAAGAAAGAAGAATCGGATACATCAGAAGAATAAATATTCTAAAGAGAAAAATCATATGCTCTCGACTCAATATCGGCTTCGGCTAGAGTTCATTTGCAAATGCATTGCAAATGGTGAAGAGGTTAAATTAGATGACATGATCTGGGCAGAGAAGTTATCAAAGGCTAATACAACTGCCCGAGAAATGTTAAAGAAAGCAAGAAGACAGTCCTCTCAAGATATTCAAGAGGGGACTATTGATGATTTTATGAATAGGATGGGTTTAGGTGACCCCGACCCATCCAACTACAAAACGGGGTTTGACGGTGCCGATGAAATTATCGACTGGTTCCGACAAGATAAACCTGATGATTGGAGGCAACGTGACTAAATTTTTAATGTTTACAAAAGAATCTTGTGGACCATGTGGTCTAGTCAAGAGATATATTACTGCTCTCAAGGATCCCCGTGAGAGTATTATTGAAGAGGTTTATCTTGAGGATGTAAGTGATGAACCTATCCCTGAAGAAAATCTTTCACTCGCAAAGAAGTATGGAGTAACTGCTACTCCTGTTCTTGTTATTACTGATGAGAATGGAGAACTATTAGAAACCTATATCGGTGGTCTACCCATTACTCAAAACATTCGTAAATTATGGACAAAGTATGATGCCTGAAACAACTGACGAGAACATCAAGAAACTAAACGCCGTCCTAGATATGGAATCAGACGCCGAGTTAATTGACGAAACGTTT